AATCTCCATGTGCGCCTTGTCCTTATCTGCTCCATTTGCATACAGCGCTTGAAGTTGTTTGTCGGCATCCTCGCGAGATGCGTGTGTTCCCTTGACATCTCCGGTCTCGGAGTTGACAACCTGAAACTTGTTGCCGTTCTTGCGAACTGAGAATGGCATGTTACTTGGCCTCCGTTAGTATGTGCAGGCAGGCAACTTGAATGTCCTGCCGGTCCTGTGGGTTTCGCTCCATCAGTTTGAAAGCTACTTCATCCCAAGCCTTTCCGCGTCCCAGTCCTGCAAAGATGTCGTTCATATAGCCTTTGCCTTTATCGGTAAGCGCCGGAACACGTTTGGGTAGATCGCCCTGCGGATTCGGATTGGAGTTGTTGGACGGGTTGCCGCTCGGAAGTGCCAGCGGCGGTGGGTTTTCGGCCAATTCTTTGGCTTGCTGCTCGGCGGTCATCGTGCCCGCCAGACTCTTGAGCGCCTGATTGCCGAACAACTGGTCTGCGTCGGGTCCAGCGTCGGAAAGCCCAAGCCACGTGCGACCTTCGGACGGTTTGAGAATGTAGGACTGAACCATTTGCACGATGGCCGGTGCCAGAACCTCGATGTCGGCTCGTAGCTGGTTGTTGACCTCGAAGCGAAATTCCTTGGGAGAGTTGAACTCTGCGCCCACGTAGAAGTCGAATGTGGATTCGAAGTCTCGTAGACGATGGTCGATGCTGGCCTTGTAAACGTCTTTTGTCATTGGCTCGTAAGACGTTTGGGTGGTGTTGTCGTTGATCTGCGCCGCAGCAGGATTCAGGTCGTAAACCTCAAATACCTCTTGGCGGTTGAGCTTTCGGGTGTCGATGTACTGCATCTCTTCGGCGTCAAGCTGCATCTTGGTCGCAGTGACCTCGTCCTCCAGCAGAAGCACGCCGCCCGCTCCCTCGACACCGCCGACTGATTGTACCGACGCTTCCAGCCGCTTGAATCCTGCGTCCCCCAACGTTTTTGGCGTACTCAGCACGTAGCTGGGTCGCATCATGTTGTCGGTCAACGCTTTTGCCGCTTTGCGTAGCGAATCTTCGTTCATCAGTGTGGCTCTCAGCGGTTCCATACGTGACAGACCGCGCATGGTGTTGTCGGGGTTGTAGCGCCGAAACGGTACTACTTCATCCTCGTCAAACCACATGTCTGGCCTACCGGTGAAACCGTATAGAAGACGGCCACTTTCGCTGCGCCTGATGTATGTGTTGACCGGGTGCATCGGAATGAATGACTCGATCTTGCCGGTACCGGCGAAGCGGTTTTTCAAAAGGTATGCCTCGCCGTAGATTTCGTATGTGGTCGAAAGCCAGTGGTAGAACTTGAATCTGGGCAGCGAGTTGCACGGCTGACGCATGAGCTTGGCGTAAGGCCCGCTACGGTCCAGCACGTCGCCGGAATCTGGTGCTGTGTTGTAAACGCCCACAGTGAGTTTCGCGACGAGGTTGGCAACCTTGTCGATGGCGGTGAAGATGTGTGGTTGCCTACGGTACATAAGACCGTAGGTTGCAACCATGTGCTGCAACTGAATTCCCGTGCGTGGCGCGAAATACGCCTCGTTGGTCTGTGGCGCAGTTTCGGCGAACGCCTGCGTTGCAATGGAGCGGTAGACACCGCTACTCAGTAGCATTCGCTGTCTCCTGAATCTCTTGGTAGTACAAGATGTTTCGGTAAGGAACGTGCAATCGTCCTGGCGCTGCGCTTACCGGCGCAGTGCCGGGGTTAGTCGGCATGATCTTGATGTCCTCGAAAGTCCAACGGTCCCAACGTCTTTTGGTGCAAAGTGCTATGAAAGCTCCCTCGTTATTCTTGAGAGTTACCGCAAAACGCTTGGCTCTCTTCAAGTTCATTGCGTAGTACCCGACGCACACGATAACCCACGGCAACCCGAAGATCACCGCGAGAATCGTTGCCACCCACTCGAACACGTCAAAAGCCCCTTCGCTGAATAACTCTCACGCCACGAGTAGCGTATATGCTCATCTGCTCTGGCAAGTGATCCATGCCCCACACCGCACCAATGGCAGCGTACAAAGGTGCTGTGTCACTTGGTGATCGCCTAATATCAATACGCCACCCACCGCCAGGGTTGAGAAGCGGAATCGCAGTCGCCGCAGCATTATCCATCCCACGGTGGGGTAGATGCTCAATTGCGTTCTGCGCCAACCTATCAGTAAAGTCAGCATGGGCAGCCTGAATGTCAGGGCCAGTCCACTCGATGATCGGAAGTCGGACAGGGTCACCAGTTTCGTCGGTGGCATTCTTCAAGTCCTCCAACAGATTAACGGTAGGTGCGCCGCCCTCGCTGCGAATAACCAAGCCACGGTACGTATCTCTCGTGTCGATGAGATGCTTTGCGAGCCAGTCGGTTCCAGGCTGATCCTGCGAAATACCAACCACCGCAATGTCTTTGGAGTCCTGCACATACCGTCCTGCGCGAGATATGAACGCTTGATCCCTGCGTGACGAAATTTCAACGCACACAACGATTTCGGCGTCCTCACCAGGTGTAGCCTCAGCGTCAGCGGTGCGCTCCCACGACCCCTCAGGAAACGGGCCACCCTCGGCACCGGCAACGAAGCGACACATAACCTCCTGGTCAAACTCCAGCGGCGGCGTAGAACGCAACGACCCCAACAGGTTTCGGCTCGTCACCCGCACAAGCCCGTTGCTGCCCGGTCGGTTCATCGCCGGATTCGCTTGCGCCAGTGCCCAAATGTCGGTACGCCGAGCACTGGGAGCGGCTGACCACTCAAAGAACCCGGTCGTCAGTTCGTCCCAGCCCTCTGGCAGATCGGCCTCGTCAATACCGGCGAACATGTCTGCGTCGGAACCCAATAGCTCGGCGTCGTCATCACCGTCAGGCCAACCTAATTCGCGGTGCGCAAGCGCTCTCTGATACCTCAAAACAATGCCTGTAGCGTCGCCTGCGTTACTAAACGCATACGCTTGGGCAAAGGGGCGAGCGTTCATCGTATTCGTCACAGCGGCCCACGAATCGAACGCTTTGTGTTCGCGCAACTCGTCCAACAAAATCAGGTCACCGGAGAAACCACGACCACCCTTGCCGGTGGCAGCCACAACGCGATACTCACAACCATTGTCGAGGTTAAAGAACTTGGGGTGACCGAAGTTTCGATCTTCGATCATGTCGTTTAGCTCGTCGTCAAGCTCGGCCAGCGCCAGGCAGTCTTTCCACGCTTCCTCCGAACGATCCAAGCTCTGCGCTGTGCCGATCACCATGCCCGACTCAAGAGAGTACATATGCCACAGTGCGAGAATGTTTTCCACGGTCGTCTTGCCATTTTGCCTCGCTACCATACAGATTATGATGCGGAAGCGATAAAACTGGCCGGTCGTATCGAGTTCCAACGCATGGTTGATGAACCACTCTTGCCACGGATACAGTGTGATACCAAGAATTTCCGTCGCGAACGCAATCGCCGCTGGCCCATCGGTGTACTCGTCTAGCAGTTCACCCGTCAGCGAATTCACATGCGCGTCAAGGGGTTTGGTGTAAATCCTCGGCTCGGTGCAGCCGAGAACCTGCTCGCTCACGTTGCCTCGTGCTTCTCCAAACCGACTGCTGCTCTTAGCTCGTCGGCTTCGTCCTGGTCGTCCATCACCACAGCGAGAGCTTGAGCTATCGCATTGAGCTTCTGCTGAACCGCATCATCGGAACGCCGAGATGTGTTCTGTAGCAACGCAATCAACAGAAACGTGATGATGGTCGTAATGGTGTTGATAATGAGCTGCCACGTGTCGAGCGGCAGAAACGCAATCGTCGGCGCCCAAATCAGCACCAGCACAACGCATCCCGCGAAAAACGGTGCACGAGAAACCTGTTGGCCGGTCCAGCCTGCGACTCTGTCGAAAAATGTTGGCTGTGACCGGCCATCAGACGGCATCGTCATTTCGACTTGAGCGCCTCTTTGCCAGCGGCAAAGCCCTTGTTAGCCTTGCCGTCTGGGCTTTCCCCCGCGTGCGCCCGCAGGTTTGGGTCTTGCTCGGGATTGTCCCACACCGTCACCGGCCTGCCCTGCGCGACTGCGGCTGCCGCCTGCTTGCGAGTTGCGTTGGCTGCCTTGGCTTTTGACTTCGACCTCGGCGCGCTCTGCGGGGACTGCGTCTGCACCTGGCCCGCTGCGTCGGCTGTCCGAATCTCTGTCTCTCCCACTGGTTTTCCCTTTCCTCGGTGTTTTCATGTGCGGATGCTGTGTCATCCACACTTTTTCGGACACTTCCTCACCGTCACGGTAGAAGTGCCGAGTGCCATCGTCATCATAACGAACTTCCAGCAGATTCATTGCGCCCGTTTCACTTTCGTCAACTGCCCTACGGTAGCCAAGCGACCGCCGCTCTTACGCTTATTCGCAGCCTTAGCCTTATCGGTGTCACCGTGCAAGTCAGCGAGAATGGACATGATCTGCTTAGTCGTTGACGTATGAATACTCGACATTTTCGGAGTGTCAACGATTTTCGCGAGATTACGAGCAGCGACCACCAAAGTGGGCCTGTCCTTTGCCCTTTCAAGGCTGGCGCATTCCTCGACAACGGCACGCTCCATCGGGCCTACCTTCGCAACTGAGTCACCCGACTCAGTTACCGTCTTACGCTTAGGCGTTGCACCATTTCGGCGTTGCGCACGCTTAGCCGATAACTCATCCTCCTGCTGCTGCTTACGACGCTGCCGGTACTCCGCTTGCTTCTCACGGTTATACTTGCGCTGCGCAGTGCGACACTTGCTGCACACGCAGTTGTACGGCGCACGAGAACCACGCAACCCGTGGGGTATGCTCCCGTCAAACTCGCCGGTTACAGACATTTGATTACCTCAGTCACAGATAAAGTGGTCGTCTCAAATCCATTGTCCCACATCAGCTTTCAGTTCGGCATTTCCGCAGGTCAGAGGCATCTTTTGGCAGTCAAACCCTGATCTTGTTCTCCGCCACAATTCCGAGTGCCGAGCATTCTTTCCTTTCCCTTATCTT